AATAATTCCATCTTCTACTCGAATTTGAAGTTTCATTACATCACCACACGCAGGAGCACCAACCATACCAGTACCTACAGTAGGATCATCTTTAGCAAATGATCCAACATTGCGGGGATTCTCATAGTGGTCGATGACCTTGTCGCTGTATGCCATACTGTATTTATAGTATTATTTTACTTCTTTACGAGCATTTTTTACTGCGGTTACATCATTGCGTGTTTCTTTGCACAATTTGGCTAATTCTTGCAAATGTTTACGTACACGAGTTCCGGCTGCGCCGACTTCCTTGTCATAAAACTTTTCAAAGTCGCCTTCCATTGCTTCTACTAACGCTGTAAATTCTTGATATTTTGAACTCATTCTAATTCTCCTGTAATGTCGAGTATGTTTACTCTACTAGTAATTTAGCACAAGTAAACAACTAGGTCAATGTTTCTGATTAACTTTTTCCCACAAAAACATTCGGACTAGATTTGCCAATCACTGCTCCAGTATTGGAGGCTGTACCCTCATTGGCCATCTTTAAGTTCTCGATAAACACAGTGGTATCACAAGCTGGAATGATACTGCCGTCCCGCATGATCGAACCTTCAGTGACTGCAAGACAAAATTTTGGAATGCCGGCGACCTGCAAATTTACAAATACAGTACTTTGAGGGGTGTATACTATAAGATTGCCGGGATCGCATTGATCTAACAATACTCGAGAAGCGGCTTGATCAGTCATTATCTTAAGGTTGTGATTGTAGCATCACCGGCGATGAGTTTAGCACTAGATTCAAGTGCGGCGGCAGACGGAGGTAAGAATAATTTAAGGAATCGGTCTTTGGCATCATTAAACCATTTGGTGAAACTGGTATAAGTATCTGTACTTAGTATCCAATTTTGTACGCTAACGGTTGCACCATTAATAATCTCAATTACTTTAACTGTGGCTGATATAGTTGTCTGCATGAGCTTGCCGTCTACAACGCTTTCTTTTAGTTGGACTGCTGTTTCAGGCATTGTCGGTGCATTGGCTTGGCCCAATACAGCCTTATCAAAATTATTTTTCTTAATTTGATTAGGCACACGAGCGGCATCCATAATAGTGCTGAATCCAGTTGCACCTGCCCAACTTAGTAAGGGAATGGCTGCTTTTTCTAAATTACCCGGAACTGACTCATAATTGGGTATTAGTTCTTGCAGTGTGTTGTTAATTTGACTTAGTGTGGTGAATATTGCTTCATACACTAAAAGTTGTTCTGCTGTTTGTGCTATAACTGCCGCCGCATAAGTGTCAACTACTGTTACTGTAACTGGAACAAATGCCGGTGAATTTCCGACTGGGTATGGTTGATTACTTGTTCCAGGTTGTGGACTTGCAACAAAAACTTGTATCTGACCGTATGCCATATTATGCCAATGTTGGTGGAGTTGGATCTCCAGCCAATACTTTTGCGGCGGACTCTACAGCGGCCGGTGTAGGAGGGAATAATGCTAAAAGCAATGTATCTTTGGCTTTTGTAACATAGGCTGTAATACTTCGATACACTTCTGTTTGAAGAATCCAAGTCGAAATGGAGGCAGCTTGTGTTGTAACAAAGTTCGTGACAGCACCTTCAGCAACAGCAATACCATTCATAGTCATTGAGTCTGTGATTGTTTCTTTAAGTTGTACAGACATTGCAGGTTCAGGTGGCACTTCTTGTCCAGTTTTTATCAATGCGGCTTTAGTAACTGCCATATCAAAGTTGTTCTTTTTAATGTTGCTACTTGCTTCGGCAGCTTTGATAACCGTTGCGCTTGAAGTTGCAGTTGCAACACTGGCAATGGCAATTTGAAGATCAGATGTAGCTTTGGCTGTTATTTTTGAATTATCTTTAAGGGTCTGTAATGTGTTATTAATTTGGGCTAAAGCGGTAAAAAATTTTACATTAAAAACTGCCTGTTGTGTCGTTTGCAGTACGATTGCGGCAGCCGCATCATCTGTTACTGTAGCCGTTCCTGGCCCTGTCATGGTTACTACGCTTGGCATGTTAATCTCCTAAATTGATATTTATACTAGTTTGATGCCAGTGGTATTTTGAATATATGTATCCGATGCATCTTTATCTGTAGGAGCCAGCACCATTACAGTAGCTCTATTGATAGTGATGTTTGCATCTGGGCTTGTAGTAAACAAGAAGGGAACCAAAGCTATGCCTTTTTGACTTGCGGTCAGTACCAATGGTTTGCTGACTGTGATATTCATTGGGTTTTCTTCAACTAGTTTAGCGACGATCTCTTCGCCCGCAGTTGTTTTAATTGTTACTACTTCGCCTATTGCTATTCCTTTGTTAATTAACATATTATCCTTTGAGTGTGTTGAAAAATTCTTCGTCTTTATCTGCTAGGCCTTGAAAGCCACCGGGAATAAGTACTCCGTCTTTGAAAATCTGTGGTACTGAACGTAGGCCTTGCTCCATAAGGAACTCACGTGCGCCGGTGTGTTCTTCCATTTTGAGAACTTCAAATGGAATTTCTTTACTTTCTAATAGTGCCTTTGCTCTGTCACAAAATGGACAGTTGTTTTTACTGTATACTGTAATCATATTATAATTCTGGTAACTCGCTGTAGTCAATGGCTTCACTCATGATGCCGATGACATAGTTTGTACTTTCATTCTCCTGTAGTGCTGTTTGTTTTTTGCTTGTATCGCTGTGCTTGTTAAACCAAGGAATAGGTGTTGACTTTGGTGCAGGATTATTGTATTTGATTCCAACATCCTTGAGAGCATTAGTCGCTGTAAAATCCACAAACTCTTTTAGAATATTAGCGTTGAGTCCAATTACAGGACCTTTGCTAAACAAGTAGTCTGCCCATTCCTTTTCTTCACGTATGACATCCATATACATATTATACACTTCTTGTTCACATTCTGCACGAGCTTCGGCGAATCTAGGATCCTCTTTGACTACAGTATTAATTAATAGTGCAGTCCATTCTTTATGTAGTAGCTCATCTTGTAGAATTAAACTGATAATGTTACCATTACCGATGAAGATCTTATTCTCAACCATAGCTAGTGAGGTGGCAAATGATACCATGAAGCGGAATGCCTCCAGTGCATAGCTCGCGTGTAGTGCCAACCAAATCGCTTTGATGTGAGTCTTTTCATTAATCTTTTCGCCTGCTTCTTTACGACAGTTAATAAGGTGCAATGCATCATAATAATTTCCTACACTTGAAGCCATATCAACGATTGCTGTTGTATCATGTATCGTGTTAAAAACATCTTTCGGAACATTGTAGATATTACGAATGATATGGCTATAACTACGGCTATGGATATTAGTTTCAAAGAAACTCCAATTGTACATCAATGCTTCTACTTCCGGTAACGAGCATACTGGTGTAAACACCTGTGCTGGGCCGCGACCTTGTAAACTGTCTAATGCTGTTTGTCTTAACAAGTTACTGGTAAAAATATGTTTAACTGCATCACTGGCATCTTTGAAGTCATTCGAATCTTTGGTCAAACTAATTTCTTCAGGTACCCAAAAGAAACCACGTGCTGTCTGTTCAATCTTTTGAATCTTAGGATATTTGACTTCTTCGAAACGTTGGATAGTAACTGGGCCTGCTGGATCTAGAAACATCTTACGGCTTAGATAGTCTGTTTTTGTTTTTAAGTTGTATTGAGCTTGACTCATGTTGTTTCCAATGTTATTTGTCCGTCTATTATTACTACTCGCTTAACAGGCTTGCCATCAACGTATACCGGAAGCTCACTCCAAGTCTTTTTTATAGATCCGGCATCAGGCTTGTGAGCTAATTCTTGCCATGCTTTAAATAATTCCTGATGTAAGTCGTATGCGTCCATTATAGTTTACAAGCCTCGCAGTCATCTTCAATTTCTTCTTGATGATATCCATTAATTTGAACACCATTAACTTGTAATTCCGGTTGTAGTTCTGCTGTAGCCTTACTACCTTGTTTGTTAATCAAACTATAATAGAATGTTTTAATGCCCCATAGTTGTGCTTGCATTAAATTCTTAACAATTAGTGTAGTAGGTACTTTACGATCAGCCCAGTGTGCTGGATTATAAAAAGTATTAGTGCTAATTGATTGATCAACATAGGCCGCTAACACAGCCGCAGTTTTTAAATAGCCAGTGCAGTCTTTTTGTTCCCACATGAGCTGATACTTGTTTTTAAGTTTATGATATTCTGGAACAACTTGTGTGAATGATCCTGCCTTTGATTCCTTAACTGAGATAAGGCTCATGGGCATTTCTATTCCATTAGTGCTATTAATAACAACACTACTAGACTCCACTGGAGCAATAGCCATAAGTGTAGCATTTCGTACTCCGTGTAATTTCATTTGCTCACGCAACAATTCCCAATCAAGTTCTGGCGTAAAGTCTGCAAGTTCGTTAGAACCCTTGGCACGTAGTTCCCAGGGGAATATACCTTTGCCGTATCTAGTATGCGAGCTGTGTAGACACGGGCCACGTTCCTTGGCAAGTTCAACTGTTGCTTCGGTTAGATAAAATGCTTGATGTTCCATCCAGCTTTTAACATCTTGTAGTGCATCTTTCTCGCCATAGCGTAAGCCACGTTTGGCATGCCAGTAGGCTAGGTTAGTAACACCAATACCTAGTGGTTGTATTTCGTCATTGCTTAGTTTAGACTGAATGGAAAGGAAATCTTGATAGTCCAATATATTGCACAGACTACGCTGAAGTATACGACAAGCACGGCGCATGTCTTCAGGATTGCGGAACGCACCCCAGTTGATTGAGCCCAGTGTACATAAAGCAATACGACCGGTATCATCATCCAGACGCTTAAAAGACTTAGTAGGTAATAGTATTTCACAGCATAGGTTACTTTGATAAATTGTGTGGTACTCGGGATCAAATGGTCCTTGATTCTGTACATTGTCGATGAACACAAGATAGATACGTCCAGTGTCAGTACGCTCTTTAAGTATACCGCCCTTGAATACTTCTTCAGCACTCATAGTTTTAGTACGCAAGTCTTTACGCTTTTCATATTTCACATACAGGTCTTCAAAACGTTGTGTGTTTTGATAAAATGCTTCGTACAGGTCCGGCACTTCATTGGGATCAAAAAATGTTATGTTCTCTTTGTTTCTAAATCGTCTCCAGAAGAAAGCACTAAGCACAACCCCATAGTCCATATGACGGACTCGGGTTTCTTCTGTTCCTTGATTGTTTTTAAGCACAATAAGGTCATCAAACTGATGATGCCAAATAGGATAAAATACAGTAGCACTAGCATTGCGGATACCTCCTTGTGAACATGAACGCAAATCTCCAAACCATTTCTTCAAGAATGGTATCATACCTGTATGCATGATTTCACCGCCTCTGATGGGACTGCCGAGTGGGCGCAGACGTCCTATCTCTAGACCAATGCCAGCACGTTTGCTAGCATACTTGGCCA